TGTCATTCACCGTGGCGTAGGAGCGCTCAGAAGGAGAGGCGTTCAGGCCGTAGAGCAGGTGAAGCTTGTAGCCGTAGTTGTTCTTCTTCTGGTCGTTACCCTTGATGGTGCGGTACGCCAGGCCGAAGGCCGAACGGTCCTGCTGGCCGATGACGACCTTGTCGACAACGGCGGAACCGTCGCACTGGAGCCACTCGTCGGGGTAGGTGTAGGCCTCGATCTTACCCTCGAACGTCTCGGCCGAGGTCAGGGAGAGGTACTTGATGTTGTCGGCGTACAGGTCAGTCTGCTCCGCGCCGCTCGGAGTCTCGGTGACGTTGGTGAGACCGGACCAGGCAACGCCCTTGGCGTAGGCGCCGGTGGCCAGGTCGACGGGGAAGAGGACACCGCGGTCCACACCGGTCTCGTAGAACTTCTTGCCCGTCTCGTCCCAGGTCAGGACAGCCATCTATACTCCTTGGTAGATGTTGAACACGTCGTGATGAAGATTGTGCGCCACGAAGTGCCTCTCGAAGGTAGACATCGGCATGGCCGCAAGGGCATCGAGCACCGGCTCGTCGGGATCCCTGCTGATGAGGGTGACCGAGTAGCGCGGTGTGTACATCCAATTGGCGTTGTCGCCGAACTTCGAGTCGGCTCGACTCCGTTCGTACACGATGCACGGGTAGGTGAGCTGGACGGACTCCGGGGGCTGGAAGTAGACGTTCCTCGAGCCCAGCGCTGAGATGAGTTTGTTGTGGAACTCAAGGCGTTGGGCCATTGTACACCTCTCCGAGGTTGAGGATGAGGCGGGGGCGGCGGACCTCCACATTCGTGACGACCCAGCGCGCCCCCATCCACCTCACGTACTTGATGGCGAAGAAGTTCTCCTCGGCGTAGGAGTCGGCCACGACGGAGATCTCGTTGTTGAGGCGAAGATTCTGGATGACCTTTGCCTCTCCGTCGTACTGCTTCTGGGAGCGGTTGACGTCCCCGTAGTACTCCCTCTCCGTGATCTTGTCCTCGAACACGCCGGGAGATGTCTCGACGGCGTGTCCGTAGCCTATGCTTCCGAAGAATCTTGCCATTTTGACCGAATCAGGCCGTAGCCTTCTCGATGACGATCGCGGACTTGTACTTGGTCAGCGCGCCCGAGCAACGAGCCTCCAGCAGGTACTTCTGCTGGTTGAAGTCGATGTCGAACTGCTCGAAGAACGAGGTCTCGCCGCCCTTGTCGGAGCCCATGGTGTAGTCCTGCATGTTGACGATGATACCGAGCAGGTTCTGGGTCTTGCCGCTGACCTCGCGCTTGGCACCCTCCATGACCTCGACCTCGATGACGTCCGTGACGTTCAGCGCGTTGGCAACGGCCTGCTTGGTCTCGTAGACGTAGCGCTGGTTGAGGTCCTTGATCTCGAGCATGTCGCAGACGAAGGCGTTCGTGGTGAACAGGACCGGAGAACCGGAGCCCTTGTAGAACTTCCGGCTCCGACGGACCGCGTCGATGATGTCGGGGGTCTTGGCGTCCTTGTTGATGAGAACCTTGTGGGAGAACAGCTCGTCATCCGTCCAGATGGGGCGGATGTTGGTCTCCTTGATCTTGTTCTCGTCGGACACCTGGCGGCCGTCGCCGATCAGGACGGCGCGAGCCAGCTCCTCCTCGAGGGAGTAGCGCAGGTTCTGCTGCATCCAGGCGACCACGTTGAACGTGGTGATGTCGAGGACATCGTCACGGTCGATCTTGGTCTTGTTGTAGACGGTCGTCGGCTCAGTCTTCCGGTTGGCGATCTCGTAGACGACGTCCTTCTTCCGGCTGGCCTTGACGTAGCCCTTGGCCCGCAGGTCCTCGGCGGTCAGGTTGGACCACTGGGTCTTGACGCGGGAGAACGGGGTGTGCTTGGAGCCTTGGAGAACCCTGGAGACCCAGGAGTTCTCGCGCATGACGCGCTGCGGCTCCGGGTCCAGGTTAGTGGCGTCCGGGAACAGCAGCTCGGGGTTCTTGATACCGTAGTCCGCGGCGTGAGCCAGGACGGCGGTACGGAGAGTCATACCGGGCATACGAGCCTCGGCGAAGATCTGCTCCTCCTCCGCGTGAGAGAGCCGAGGACCAACGCTGTGCAGCGCGTCGCCCTCGAAGATGTTGGAATGCATCAGAGTATCACCCCCAGAGTCGCCGTGCTCGGCGTCCTCCTCGTAGTCATCGTCATCGTCAACGTCGTACTCGTCGTCATCGTAGTCCTCATCCTCGTCGTCAACGTCTCCGCTGATCTCCTCGATGAGGGCCGCGACGGCCAACCTCTGATCGTCGTCGAGGGTCTCGAGGACATCGGCAACCGTGAGGTCGTCCTCGTCGTAAGCCTCGTCTTTGCCCATGGATTCTGTGTCCTCCGTTGTGTCTCCGGAATCGTGCGAGAGCGTGAGGCCTGAGTAGATGATGGCCTCCTCCTCGGACTCGGTCCATGAACCATCCGAGTGCTCCAGAGCAACGTTGTCGATCAAGGCGCCCGGGTTGGCCCCGGACAGGACCATGGAAACCTCGACGATGTTGCCGTGAATAACGTCAGCCCCTCGCTGGTCGAGGCGGTTGGCGTAGATCGAGAGAGCCTTGACGTCGCCGTGCTTGACGAGCTCCTTGGCGTTGTCGGCCGCTGGAGTGTCGTTCAAAGCGCAGTAGGCGTAAACGCCCTCATCCCGATTCTCGAGCAGTGCATGCCCGAGAACGTTGTCGACGGCGTTGTGCCCATGCTGCCACACGAGCGGCACGCGCTGGCCGTCATTCTCCTTGAACGCATTGTGCTTGATAGTGCGTCCATCGGAGCAGGTCAGGTCGTTCTTAGTGGCCCAGCCACTGAAGTCGAACTTCATCCTTCTCCTCTGACTTGGCTCATCGGCATGCTGAGCACTGACTGAACATCGGGACCGGAGTCCGCGGCATCCCCCTCGCCGTCCAGGGAGGTGTCACCCATCTGCGGGTTGATGTTCGGGTTCTGGAGTCGATCCGCGTTCTCATCGGGAGACGGAGGCAATCCGATCCTCGTCCGAGCCTCGTTGGGCGTGATCACCTGGTCCCTCAGCATGGTATCCAGGGACGTGACGATCTGGCTCGGAGGCACGTTCTTGAACGGGTCCCGGATGTACTGGACGGACTGACCCTGGGTTCGAGCGGTCTTCGTCAGGAAGGCCTTGCTCATACCGTCAGCCATAGCTGAAAGCACGGGCTCCACGGCTCGGTTCCAGTAGTGCATCCAGACGATCTCCGTCGCAGTGCCCTTGAAGACGTCCTCGGAAATGCCGAGGCGACTCATGAGCTCCGCGGTGAGGAACTTGATCTGGTCGAGCAGGTTGTTCTCCGCCGGGCGGTTCAGCTGAGTGATCTTCTCGGAGCCGTCGGTGTAGGCAATGCCGTGCCCGCCCTTGCCGAGCTGGTCCTCGATGGACTGGATCCGGTTCTCAGCCCGCTGGCGCATGGCCTCGGTCTTGACGACGTAGGGGAGCTGGATGATGATGTCCAGCTTACCGGTGTATGTCTTCTCGTCGGCCAGGTCCAGCATAGAGAGCTTACGGCTCAGTCGCTTGAGGGTTGAGTTCGGCTTGTTCATCACCTCGTAGAGAGGATTCTCGATGATGGCCACGGTGCGCTTCGGCAGGATCACCCGCTCCTTGTTCGAGGTGGCCTGATTGTAGACCTCCACCTCGACGTTCTCGGGGAACCACTGAGTGATCCGCCCAACCCGGAGCTGCTTGATGTCGAAGCTGTTGTTCGTCCTCGGATCCAGGTCGGACTCGACGGGGACGATGGCGATGACCCCTTCGTCGAACAAGGACAGCACGGCATCCTGGATGAAGGAGCGGCCGTTCTGATCGATGTTCGGCTCGAGCATCAGACAGTCGTTGAGAGCCGAACGCCGAATCCCGATGAAGGTTCCATTTTGAGCCGTGTCGACATGTCGGATCGGCGTGGCGGACACGTCGATGGCGATCATGTTGAACAGGGACGAGATGATCGACTTGTCGGCCGTCCAACCGAGCGCGAGCCGGTCGGCCCGTACCGTGTAGGATGGGCCGAGGGTCGACCGGCTGATGTCCTTGCCAGTGAAGGCGTTGTAGGCGTGCTGTAGTCTGTCTCGCAGTCCTATGACCTCCACCTCCTAGTCGAACATGTCCTTGTTGAGTTTGTATGCGACCCAGGCGTCCATCAGAGCGGCGACTGAGTCGATCTTGTTCTCCCGTCGGGCCTTCAGGAGCTTGCGGTTCCCGTTGGTGTCCTCCAGGGTGATGGCGTTACCCATGGTGAAGGTCATCATGGACTGGTCGAACAGGAGCTTGCGATCCTCAGCCATGTCCTTGATCTCGCCGAGTGGAACGGACTCCGTCCGGGACCCCTGAATCACCTTCTCGATCCCGAACGGGCCGTTCTCATTCTCCCAACGAGTGACGAACTCCTTGGCGTTGTACGGGTCGAACCCGAGACAGCGCACGTCGTACTCGCAGGAGGCGATGAACGCCTCGAGGTCCTCGTAGACGTTCATCATGTCAAGAACCGTACCCTCGAGCACCATGAGCGAGCCATCCTGGAGGAACTCCTCGTACTTCTGACGAGTGGCCCCCGGAAGGCGCAGCATGGTGCGCTCGGAGATGTAGCAGCGCGTCTTGACGCCGAACCTGCCCCGGCTGAGGGGGAACAAGAATGTGAACGCGGTGAAGTCATCACCCTGCGAGAGGTCGACGCCGATGGAGCACGGCATGCCCCAGAAGTCCTGACGATTGTGCGGCAGGGTCTCCTCGTAGGTGAAGAAGTACGTGTACCCCTCCATAGGAATGCCGAACCTCTTGGCCAGAATATCGTTCCTGGCCGCGGGCACATGCTCCGCCCTCTCAACATCTCGCTGATAGGTCTCGTAGGAGACGGTGGCACCGAGATTCGGTTGGGCCTTCAGCCACGTCGACGGATCCGCGACCTCCTTGAGGTCATCGAGCCGGTAGTAGAAGATGGACGTATGCGGATCCGAGTACTCGCCCCTCAGGATGTTGAGGAGCTCCATCTTCATGTTGTCGCCCGCCGAGTTCCTGACGGTACCCTCCGAGGACACGGCCAGGATGAGCCAGTCATCAACCTTGGACGCCCCCTGTTCGATGGCACCGACGACATCCTCTCGAATATCGCCGGACAACCACTCGTCCACAGTATTCATCTTGGTCCGGAGACCCTGAAGCTTGTCGATGGACATGGGGCGAACCTCGAGCAGGCTGTTCGTCATGAAGTTCTCGATCCCCTTCTTGGTGGGGACGAGTTTCTGGCGAAGCGCTCGATTACCGGTCGTATTCTGAAGTGACCCCTGTGTCATGAAATCGAACAGTGGGCCCTTGGCTCTGGTGATGGCGGTGCGAAAGGGCTGCATGACCTCCTCGGCCTGCTTCATGGTCGGCGCGGTCGTCACCTGGTGGGTGGTCGACGTGTCGATCGTCAGGAAATAGGCTTGAAGGAGTGTCTCGTACAGAGACTTCGCCCCGCCTCGGGCGACGATGATGTACTGCTTGTTGATAAGGCGTTGCTTCACCCGGCGCTTCTCGAAATGACCGCCGGGTGTAGTCTTGTTGGGGACATATACCGATCGCTCGGTGAAGAACCACCAGCCGAAGATCTCTTCGGCCCAGAGTTTGAAGCTGGGGAGCAGTCGAAGATCGGATCCGTCGGTGAGAGTCATCTCCGCTTCCGCGAAGCGGATGAATCCCTCCACAGCGTCGCTATCGTAATAAAAACCGGGATTGCGAATCCGATCATCGATCCTGTTCATCTCCATCTCGATCTCCTTGCAGACCGGGATTCGACCCGCAAGGACATCGTCTCGGAACTCTGCGTAATATCGCGGGGTAGCGGTATTCGACAGCATGGTCAGCGGCGCTTCTTGGCCCGCCTGCGCTTACCGGTGGACTCGAGCTTTTTGCCCGCGGCTTTAGCCGCTGCGCGACCCGCAACAACCCCAGTCGCGTGGGCTCCTACCCCGACCGCGCCGATCTTCGCAAGGTTCTTGGCGAGAGTCTTGTCTCCGCGCCCAACAACCTTGGTTCCGGAAACGGCGAGCTTACGCCGACCGGCTCCTCCCGAGCGAACCGCGGTGGAAAGAGCCTTGCTCGGGGCCTTCTTGCCGAACTTGGACTTCGCTGCGCGCGCAGCGGATCCGGCCGCCGACTTCACGCCACTGGCTCCGCCCTTGGCTGCATTGCGAGCACTGTTGCCAGCCTTCCAAGCCTGGTTCTTGGCCTTGTATCCCGCACTACGAGCAGCAGCCCCTGCCTTGAACTTGGCGGCATTTGCTCCGAGACGGGTGGCCTCGGCGTACTTACCAGCCTTGGTGGTCTTCAACTTCTCGGCTGCGCCCTTGGCAGTCGCGGACTGCGCCTTGGCGAAGCGCTTGGCCTGAGCCTTCTTGACTCGAGCCTGGGCTCCGAGATTGCGGCCTTTGCCCTGAGCGAACTTCTTAGCAGCGGCTCCCTGCTTCTTTGCCAGAGCGGCGATCTTCTTGCCGTTGCCCGACTTGTGCAGGTAGTAACCGCCGCCGACAGCCGCAGCCGTGCCGAGAATGCCAGCGATAGCGGCCTTCTGCTTGCGGGAGAGCCCCTTGCGCTTCTTGGCGGGACCGGCGCCACCGGAGGGCCGCTGCTTGCGAACGCCCCAGCGCATACCCTTGACGCCGTGGTGTGCGAGGACCTCGTCCTCATCGATGAAGAAGATGTTGCTGGACATTCCTGTCTCCGAGTGCTTGAATCGCTTGGCGCCCTTGATGGCGGCGGATCCACCCTGGCTAGCAGCCTTCTTGAGACCCTTCTGGATCACGTTCTGCAAGGTGTTGAAGACTGCCGAGGAGGCCGCCTCCCCTGCCTTGTTGCGGTAGCGCTCCATGCGAGTCTGAGTAAGCTGGCGATACTCCTTCTCCAGTCGAAGTCGGTTGTTAGCCTTCCTCAACTGATCGTCGGACATACCGTCTATTTTGGCCTGCTTCTTGGACGTCCACTTCTTCGCATCCTTGATGCGCTTCTTGCGGACTCCCCATCGCATACCTTTCACGCCGTAGTGCATAAGCTCTGAATGACCCATACGCTTGTTGTGCCCCTTCTTGTAGAACTTACGGGCGGCCTCGGCGAGTGTGGCGTCCGTGGAGTACGTCTTGCCCAGCTTCCCGCGGTCCAGTTCGCCGTAGTACTTCTCCCGGCGCTCGGTGGCGGTAAGCTGACGATTACGCTGGTTGGCTTGACGCCACTTCTTGACCTTCTCGGCGTGCTCCTTGCGTATCTTGAGGTACGTCTCGATCTTGCCGATGTCGTTATCGCCGTACTTCGCCTTGAGCTTGGCCTCGTACTTGGCACGGCGTTCGGCGTTGCGCTCCTCACGACTCTTGCGAGTCCCTCTGCGCATCCCCTTGACCCCGTAGTGCATGAGTTGGTCGCTCATGGGGTCTCCTTCTGGATATTGATGCGCCAGGCGTACTCCTGGAGCTGCTTCTCGATCGCTGTTACGACGAACGAGTTGGCGGGAGGGTCGAAGACGAGCCTGACTTGCAGGTAGAGGTATGTCTTGACGGCCTCGAGATTCTTCGTGATGCCCGCCAGGTACTGATCCCAGGTCTCCGTCTTGCCTGTGATCTTGAAATGGGGCAGACCTAACTGCTCCGCGAACATGATCGCCGTGTTGGTGTGGAGGATGATTTCCTGATCGAAGGCCGGGTAGTCCTCGGTGATGCCGAGGGCCTTCTTGATGTCGTTGAGTATCGAGTCAGCCACGGTCACCTCCAGGGTATCGTGTCGTTCGGCGTTCTCTCGACAGGAGGCTTGGGTAACAGGCTAGCATCGCCGAAGTGAATCGCGTTGTGTGTGTCGTGTCGCACGCAGATCAGGTACTCGGGGTCAAGGATGTCGGGATTGAACTCTCCCTCGAGGTCCTCAGGCCGAATCGGGTTCATGTGGTGAACGAGAATCTTGTCGTAGATGTCGTGACCTGGGACCCCGAGGTCGCATGCGTCGTCTCGCAGGATGACCTTCTGCCTTGCCTGTCGCCACTCGGTGGAGTGATAGAAGGTCTGGTTCAGATACCGTTCGAAACCGAAGGTCTGATCCCCTGGATCCTGATTGAGACGTAGGTATTCGTATCGATCCTCGAAGGATTCGATGCGAGAGAGTTCGCTATAGGTCCGAATCCGACTCAAGACCCACACCTCCTCCGGCGTAGGACTTGAACGCTTCGAGAACCTCCTTGTAGGCCTCCTCACCTCGAGCTGAGGCCGCCAGAGCATCGGCTTTGGCCTTGAGCATGTCGTTCTCGGCCCTGATCCGCTCCTGCTCCAGCCTCTCGCGGCTCGTTGCGAGCTTGAGGTAGTGCGTGATGATGGAAGGAGGAGCCGTGCCGTCCAGTAGCATCTCCTCGGCTCGCTGGACTGCGAGCGACATGAGTCGATTCTCCTGCTGCTCCGGAGTGGCGGCCCGTCCTCTGGGTGACTTCTTGGCCCTTGCCACGGAGTTCTCTCCTGTTCCGGGTTCCTTTACTGGATATGAACCGGGGTTTCAGGTAGGACAGGACGACTTGCGTACCCCTCGTTGGGTAGAAAGGAACGAACGCAAGAAGACCCCAACGACACATGTCGTCCTGTCTTATCCGAAACCCCGGTTCATATTGCCCAAAAGCACCTCCGGGGAAAATGCTAGGTGCGGGCCGATGACGGGGGGTGGGCCTTTTTGCGGACCCTCTCCCCCCTCTTTCGAAGTTCAGAATGGACGAAATGGACGAAAGATCACGAAACTTCGCGTTCGACAACTTGATAGTTTCCAGTCAAGTTGTACTTCATGATCTCTTGAATCGCTTCATTCGTCGCTTCGAGTTGATCTGCTTCGGAGAGCTCGGTGCTGGTGGTGGTGACCCGTGCTAGGTAGGCACAGGTGTGATAGCCTTGACCCACATCAAATGCAAACCATTCGTCGAACTCATCGAAAGGATCGAAAGGATTGTCCTCAGTAGTCAGTGCTAGGCGTAGCATGGCCTATACACCTCCATTAGAGGTCTGTGTGGGACGTTCTGAGAGCTTTCTCCTAGCCATGCAAGTACTCCTTGACTCTAGCTACTGAGATGCCCAGTGAGTCAGCGATCTGCGCTGTAGTAGCGCCGTTAGAGCGCAACGAATCGATGCGAGAGCGCTGATGAGGAGCAAGAGCAAGCTTCTGCTTGGGCAGAGCAAGGCTCTTGATGGTGTCCAGATCGGAGTTGGCCATGATCTGCTCCATCATCGAGTTCGAAATAGCACCCTTCTGGATGGCCTCCCACTCACGAGGTGTGGGGACGATCCGTGTTCCAGCTCGATTATAACCAAGCCTCTCACGGGCCGTCTTGATGGCCATGGCCTCCAGTTTGGCGCGCTCTTTCTTGCTCAAATCAGGATTTGAATCAAGTTTCTTCTGCACAACTCCTTGTGCCACAAGCTGTGCCTGCCGCTCGAGGGGCTTCTCCTTGAGGGCCCTGTTCAATTTGGCCCGGAGGGATGAAACCTCGGGGGCGTATGCTTTGGCAGCACGGGGGTTTCTCTTGATGGAGGGGGTAGCCAATGCACGCTTCCGGCAATCGTTGGCCATGGCCTTCAACTCATTGGCGTGCTGTGCGTAAATACCCTCCATCAGGGTACCTGAAGATAACCGCCTGGCATCAGATGCCTCGGCCATCCTGGTGGACTTGGTCTGCTTCCTGACCAGCTTGCCCTGCTTGTTGATATAGGACTCGCCGGTCTCCTCGTAGACCTTCTTCCCAGTCTTGGGATCATATGGTCCGCCCTTCGCTGCACTACGGGGCTTGCGATGGGGGACGTACTTGACACCCTTGGACCTGGAAATAAGAGTAGCCGCACCTTTATCGGCCCCACCCTGGTACTTCCGCTTTAGAGCGGCGATGCCATTATCAATCTCGGACTGCTTGTAGTTGAGATTATGCTTCTCGGCATCGATGACCACCATGGAATGGCGGACGGCCCGGGCCAACTCATCGGCACTGGCGCCCTTCAGAGTCATGTCCGTAATAAGATTGGACACCTTACCCATCTGGGTCTGAGTATCCGACATCCGCTTCATTCCCTTGTACCCGGGATATGTCCTCTTGGGCTCGAAGCCCTTGAGTCCCTTGAGGGGGGCGGTTGATCGGATCCGGGTCTTACCCTTGTTAGGGATTACCAGGACGGAGTCGCCGTCAAAATCAGCACCGCTAAGGCGCTCAGCGACATGAGGATGGATCCCAATAGCATCCCGAGCATTGCCAAGAATATGTCTCGACTTCTTGCCTCGGTTGTTAACAGTGAGCGTAGGGATCTCGAAAGTCCCGCCATGAGGATAACGCACGAGACTAACAACGCTACCATCAGGGTAGTTAGGAGCATACACCTCGCCCTTCTTGAGATGGGGCATCGGCAATATGACCTGAGAAGCCTGGCCGGGTAGAGCCTTCGCCTTCAGATGAACCGCAGCCGAGTCGCAGTCATCGGCCAATGACATGAGCATGCGCTTGCGAATAACGGGATTCGTGAGCGACATGATCTCCTGTAACTCCTTGCGCTTACCATCCCTGGTGAGCTGGAGCTGCTGCTTGGCCAATTTGGGTGACTGCTTGGATAAGAACTGTGAGGCCAGGGACTGGGACCAGGAATCCCACTTGCCCTCCTCGTTCACGATATTGAGAGCGCTCAGTTCCTTCTTGCCGGTCTTGGGGTTCTTGAACATCCTCTGCTTGACAACAGCACCGAACGGATTATCGGGGTCATCCTTCATGGGCTTGAGGACCGTGTGGTCCTTGCCGCCCATCATGGGTGTGCCCTTCTTCTTGTTGGTGTTGAAGACGATGTCCTTGCCCTTCGGAATATCATCCGAGTACATGGCCATGCCCTTGAGGTAGTGCGTTCCGTCGACGGAAATACGCACCTGGGCATAGTTGGAACCGCCGAGACTGAGCTCCTTGACTCCGCGGCGCATCAGAATAACGCCGTCCATGTCGGTTCCGCCGTCCTCGGCGTACTTGACACTGACTCTCTTCGAGGATATGGGTCGAGGAGTCTTAAGTCCGGTGGACAATATGCCCTTCTCGTCGATAACGACACCTGGAGTGCGGATCTTCTCCCTGTGGGCATGAATATCCGCGGCTTTGGTCCCGGGTGGGGCCAGAACCTTGAGGATGGTGTAGTTATCGCTATTGGCCTGCTTGACCTTGACGTCGTGGGTGGTATATCCCTGAGCCTTGAGGGCCTCGACGGCGGTCTTCAAAGATGTCGACGAGCACTGGAGGTTCTGCTCGACCCCCAGACCGTACTCGATGAACTTCTTCTGCTTCACCTCATCGGCCAATATGTCCTTGACCCGGGTGATCTCGTCCTTGCGAAACGACGCGTTGGGCTTGAGAAGTTCACGAACGCTGGACTCGTTGAGTCCCATGCGTCGACCGATCTCCGTGTTGGGCAGACCGGCGTCCTTCATCCTGGATGCTCGAGAAATATCGCCGGCCTTCTTCTCGGCACGAGCAATACTGTTCAGAGCACGGTACTCGGTGGTGCTCATGCCCCAGGCCTTGGCAATATCGACCTCGGACATGCCCTGGGCCTTGAGCTTGTCCCTCTCGGCGAGGAAGCCCTGAGCCGACTGATATGGGTCCTTACCGGATCCCCACGGGTAGCGACCCGAGTGGCGCTTGGTCCCGTAGTGGATGAGAATATCGGAGTCCATCAGTTCTCCTCGGACTTGATCTCCTCGATGAGTTTGTCGAACCATGTGATCTTGTCCATGATATGGGCGATGTCATCGGGCTGCGGCTTGTCGACCAGGATATCGTCATTCTGGTAGATGCGAGTCTCGAAGTCGATCTCGCCGGGCAGCTTCTCGTACTCCAGGCAGAACAGGGCTGCGTAGATATGGAGCTGGACCATGTTGACGCGGGTCACACCGGTCTTGAGGTCATGAATACGAAGAAGGCGTTTCTTCTCGTCGAAGCCGATGGCGTCGGCGGTCCCGAATGCGTTCTCGCTGTGATATAGCACGACCTCGGGGTCAAGACCGTAGCCAATGGCGTCGTTCACGTAAGCGTTGAAGGTGGCCTTGTTCCTCGGCATCCGCAGCTTCAGGCGAATATGCTCGGCGGCCAGGGCGTGGAGCCTGGTCCCCATCACAGCCGCCTGGGCCGTCCGAAATGCTTCGCCCAGCTTGGCGTCGTCGTAGTTCACCCAGCTGTGCTTGCTGGCGCTCAGAAATGCGTGGAGGCCCTCCAGCCTCGAGTGCGTGTTCCAGAGCATCAAGCGTTCCTTTCTCGTTCTCCGGGTATATGAATGAAGCGAAGGACCACTGGCCGAGCTGGTCGACGAAATGGTCCTGGTTGGGTCGATGCGGAGCGTCCTTGCTCCGCTTGACCTCGAGTGCGGCCCACTTGGATCCGAATATGATGATCAGGTCGGGTATGCCCTGATTATGGTTCGGGTCGTTCTTGAGGATGAGGCAGCCGGGCAGGCGACCCTCGATCCTGGATATGAGGCCGCGCTGGTAGTCTCGTTCGAGCATGGGGTCTATCCTCGAGTCAAGAATTATACCCACGGCTGATCATGGCGCAAGGTCGGTGCTCGTCAACTATGTAGTGATTGAGTGAACTTGCTGGGTAGCGTAGTTGTGATCAGCCGTGAGGGCTATGGCGAAAAAGAGGGTCCAAAATATGGAGGTCCCATCTCCTTCATTATGATCGATGTTCGCGACGCGGTCTATTGTACATGCACTGATCCCGGACCCTGGGCCTTGAGATATGGGTCCAGCCGTCAGCAGCCTCGCCAGAGCCACTACCCCTGCCACAAGTAGACTAGATCCACAAGTACAAGACTAGCCTGTCAAAAACCAGTTTTTTTCTTATACTCTCTATATATTAGAAAATTTACTCATCTCCTAACAACTTGAAACAAAACTGGTAAACTGGTCATAGAGAGAGAAAACGTTGCAATTCCAACGAAAAGTCCTGACCAGTTTCATGACCACCCCGGGTTCAAAACTGGTCAAACTGGTCAAAACTGGTCAGATTTTGGCCCACAAGTACAGTACTGACCACCCCGTTTTTCAAAACTGGTCAGAAACTGGTCATAAAACTGGTCATACCATCTGCCACTCCAGTCACACAAATAACAGAATCGTTGCCCACCCGTCATACCAAGCGGTACAACGGGTGGTACAACAATCACCTCAAAGAGTCGTAAAAACCCCTCTCATTGAAGATCTCCTTGACCCGAATCGCCCTCGAAATGGCCTGATCGATGGGTGACTGGCTCTTCAGGTAGTAGTAGTTCAGGACTGAATAAGGAGTGTTCAGCCTGTCGATTCGCCCCTCGCACTGCTCCATGACCTTCCACGAGTAGTTCTGGGAGAAGAATATCATGGTGTCGCAGGTGGTGCAGTTCCATGCCTCCGCCCCCGCGGTGTACTGCACTAGATACACCCAACGAGAACCCTCCGGCAAGGGTTCGTGCTTGTGACCGTTGTACTCCGCGATGGGGATGCCAAGAATATCCCTCAGCGACCGCAGCATGAAGAGCTCGTAGTCGAAATTGTAGAAGACGATGACCCGAGGATGGACCTCGCACAGCCCTCTCACCGCCTCAAGTCTCACAGGATCCTCATTCGTCACTCTCCTCAAGACATGACAGAGGCCTCCTGCGTTCTTGATGGGCTCCTCCTTGTACGGATCGAACCTGTACTTCAATATAGTCTTGTACGGGCCCTCCTCGTAAGGAACTGGGACGTCCTGTCGCTTCTTGATCGTCTTCTTGACGAAGGGCATGTCCACAAGAATCCTGTTTCTCAGCCGAAGCAGCTTCCCCTGCCCAAGATATCGCTCGAGACGCGGATAGCCGGCGCGATAGTTGAACTGGCAGTGCTCCCTCTCGAACTGAGTGCGGTTCTTGAAGAAGCCGTTGGCTACGAATACCGGGCAGTAGTCCAGCCAGTTATCCCCGGGAGTGCCCGACAGCATGATCCACTCGTTGTTCCGGGCCATCTTGACGAATGTCTTCGCCCACTTGCCGTTCCCGATGGCTCTCTGCTCATCGAATATGATGAAGGAGTCACGGATGTTGCTGTAGTTGCTGATGTTATTCCAGGAATCAACCGTTGTGTAGTGCGTGAGCCCGTACATGGCCACATCTCCCTGCCAGTCGAGGTCGTCCCTCTTCCTAGCGGTGGTGATTATGACCAGACGAGGCCCCTCGGCGAGCCTGCGCCCCAGGTCGGCCGGATGCCGCACCCCCAGCACTCTCTCGACGTAGTACTGGAGGGCGACAACCGACTTCCCCGAGCCCGGCTTCCCAGTCAATATACAGCCATTTCCCAGGTTCTTCACAGCTTCGACCTGGTGAGGCCACAGATCAACCGGTCCCAAGGATCAGTCCTCTTCCCGGACCTTGATACGGACGTATGACTGATATACGCTGACGTACTCGACAAGAATCCTATCCAGTACGGTCTCGTCGATCAAGTAGTCATTGACGAATACCATCGGCCCATCATCCGTCGAGAAGACCTGTACCTCGTAAAAGCCCTCGCTCTCGAATTCCTTGTTGCCCCCTCGATAAACGGTCAGCTTGATGGGTTCCACGGGGGTCATGAGTTCTCCTTCTGCTTCGGTGTGAAATAAATGGTAGTCAGATGATTGACGTCGTCCTTCTGCTCCCACTCGAGAGCCCGGAACGTCATGACCCGCCCATCATCAAGACGGAAATACCACACGGTCCATCCCGTGTCCGGTTCGTACTCCGCCCACCGCTCGGTGAACTCCGCCTGCTGGACCTCGGTCCCGTACTCCCAGATCAGGATATACGGATCATGCCCGTCGTTGTGCGGGCTCTTGTACTCACTCACCACAGAACTCCTTGGCAGATAGCTTCCCACTTGCGTCGCTTGGCGTCCCATGCCCTCTTCATCGAGTCGCTGTGAGACTCCAGGAAGAGATTTGAGAGCCTGTTGTCCGTCCGGTCGCCATTCATATGTGCAACCCTCTGCAAGGGCTCCAGAGGGCCGTTGAAGGCCTCCCAGACCATCTTCTGGACGTACTTCGTCCGTCTAATCCCACGGTCCCATAGTGTGATCTGAACATACCCGTTCGGCCTACGATACGAGGCCAGGATCTGACCCGTCGATATGCGCCGAACCCTCCCGAGGTCGCTCACCTCGATGTCGTCGACGACCGAGTCCCGGAATGTCTCACAGGACGACTCGGCAGTGCTGCGGAATACCACTCTCGACCGCTCCTTTCACTCCATCCTTCATGTTGATATAGTAGTCGATAGGCATGAATCCGTGCTCATCGGGGTCCCACCTGCTCCTACGAGGCTTGACCGGCTTCTCATTATTCTTCCTCAGCTCAAGATTGTCCAGCGAGCAGTTCTCCTTATCCCCATCCTCGTAGCCGATATGGTGGCCATCCGGGACTTCCCCGTTGAATGCCTCCCAGACGACTGTGCTGAGCAACATGGTTCGAGTCTGCCCCTCTGCTCGGAACGAGACGACCATCTGATCACGATCCTCTCGGAATCGAGTGGCGATCCGGTGGTTGGTGGCGAAGTTGATGACCTCTGCGTTCCTGCTGACGCCGAAAACGGGCCATCTCTCGATCGGTGTGAACTCCTCCCTCAGATCGACCAGCTCGAGATTGTCAAGGGCGCAGTTCCAGTCGTCCCCGTCGATATGGCGCAGCTCGTGCTGATACGGGATCTCCATGTGATTGAAGTGCTCCCAGATGAGCTCGTCCAGAAGGCGCATCTGAATCCTGCGGTCGACGAAGAAATGGATGCAGGGCTCCCCGAAGCGGGACTCGTCGATCGGGACGTCCTTCTTCTTCCTCTTGGACCAGATGCGACCCTCGCGGAAGTACCTGTAGGACTTGGTGGATGGTACGGCCTTGCTCACTTCAGGTCCTCCAGAATATCGACGAGCTCTCCGAAGCTGCTCGCCACTCCGATGATGTCGTGGTCCTTGCGGATGATACAGCTGGATACCAGCTTCTCGACTGTGAATGCTCTCATGCCCGGTCGACCCTCACGATGATCTCGTCGTCCGTCCACTTCTCGCAGACGAACATGAACAGCGGCAGATACGTCAGGTTTTCATCCAGCTCCGTGACGACCATCGCCGCGTTGGGGTCCTGGTCGGCGATATCTCCCTCGTAGCCGAATGCCTTGATCTTCCTCTTGACCTCTCGGCCGTCCTCGAGGATGAGTGTGAATGTCATCGTTCGCTCCTTCTCACAAGTACAATACCGAAAAACAGGACCTCAGTCCTTCTGACGAACTGTGATGGTCCGATTCTCCTCGTCGACGTCGAAGTCGCACATGCGGGCCGGCAGATACGACTGGGATCCGTACCCGTTGTCCACGAGGAGATCCCCGTTGTCCTGCCAGTCGACTGAGCCCTTGAGCTCCCAGTGGCCGTTGCTGGGCCAGGCGTGGACGAGGACGTTCCACTCCTTGGGCTGGATCCTCTGGGCGACCAGAGTCTCGTTCTCGATGACGTCGAATATGCAGTCCGTGGACTTCATGACGACCTCGCAGACACCCAGGTCATTGGGCTCGACACGGACCAACCAGGTCTCCTCGTCGCCCTTCTCGGTGTGGACCGTCTCATTGATGTCGAATATGTAGGTGCGCTCCCCGGACAGACGGAGGTAGAGCCTTTTGAGCATCGTTCGTTCCTTCTAGAGATATGGAGGGCCCCGGGTCTCCCCAGGGCCCTCCGTGGATATGGTTGGTCAGAGGATGGACTCGTAGTGGGCGTGGAAGTCGTCGGGCTCCAGGATCTCAACGCTGCCGGAGCTTCTCTTGACGACCCAGCAACCGTTTCGTAACTCGAGATAGGACTCCACGAAGCAGTCCTTGGCGACCCACTGCTTGACGGCCTCGAGGTTGTCCTCGGTAACGAATACTGCCTCGAATATGCGGGACCTCGGTTTGATCAGCCTGACCTGCAAGTCGGACGGCCCCATCAGAACGGAACCTCCTCGTCATCCTCTTCCTCGGCATACATGGCCTCGAGCTCGTCCTCCACGATGGTGAAGAAGCCCTTGTCCAGATATGCCGAGCAGAACTCCACCCCGGCGCGAGTCCGACCGTGGTATGGACGGATGGCGATATCGGCCCGCTCGAGGTCTGCGAAATCGAGTGCTCCGACTGTCTGCTCGTTCAGCAGGGTACGGGTCTTGCCCAGGATGGACACGAGCTTGGGAGGACGGCCTCCGAAGTTGACCTTGACCTTGATGAAGGGCAGGGGCTCCTCCGTCTCATCACGGGGCTTCAGGGTCTTGATGTTGAATCCCTCCCGCTGGAAGTCCTCGACGGCGTCGTCCGGGATGATGACGCAGAAGGTGCGGGCGGAGTTGCCGAAGCGGTCCTGGACTCCCGCGAAATTGCGGAAGAGGAGCTTGGCGTTCTTGATTGTGTAGGTGTTCGATGGCACGGTTCGTTCCTCTCTATGGGGCTGTAGACTTGAGTGAGTACCTGATCGACGATATGGGGCGGCGAGTAGAGCGTGTACCTCCTACCGCATGTGCTGCCAGTCATACTTCGTGTAGTGGTTCTTGGCTCTGTCCTTCAGGACCCCGGCCTTCTCGAGGAGGAACTCGAGGTAGTCCAGGCGCTGGGATATCTGGTTGGCCATGTCATCGATCTCGTAGAACTGGTCGAGAATGGCTCGACTCTGCTCCTCCGGGATGGGCTTGGGGCGCAGCATCAGTTACTCCTCTCGATCTTGACAATACGGCGCTCCTCGAGCTTCTTCAGCAGCCAGCGGGCGTCGAGCTCGTACTGGAGAGCGGTCAGCCTCTCGTCATCGAAGTCCTTGAGTTGATCCTCAAGACTGCACAGTAGCGAAACAACGCCGCACTTGCCCCGGCGGAAGACCCTGAGAAATGGGTCCTGCTCGGGCTCAGACTTCTCCTCGATGAGTCGTTGGACTGCCTGGCGACGATTGGTGGCGTGGCTGTTGTTGGCGCACTCCTGAAGCTTCTCGATCCCCTCGTCCTACATGTTCCATACCTCATCCCGGAGGTAGTGCGTGTAGCCGATGAGGATATCGGATGCGGTCTGGGCGCCGTCGTAGACTGACTCGGTCATTGTTCGTTCCTTTCGAGAAACCTAGAACCCGGGTTGGGTTCTAGGGGTGAGTTGTTCAGATGGTCTGGTACGAGTCGCAGATGTCCTCGGCCATAGCGAGCATGTCTTCGTTCGTGGCGTCGGGACGGTGCTGGACGCAGAAGTCGCGTGTCGCGTAGTAGGCGAACGTGGCAACGGCGAGGCCAACACCCATCTCGGCGAGGTGAGTGAGGACGTACTGCTGGGCGACGGAGGGGCAGGACATGGTCGGTTCCTTTCTGATGGGGGTCTCATTATAAGCCCTGCCCCTTTCGCGATTCATACGGTCAGGAAGGCGTCGACGTTCGTCCACTTCCTGATCTGGTCCAGGGCAGCATCAACGAGCTGCCTGCCGTATCGATCGTCGTACACGTCGCGCCAGTCTCCCTGGACGTCCTCGTAGTCCAGCCAGAGATAACCCTTGCAACCGCTGACATCGCCGTAGGAAATGAGCTCATTGCCCTCCTTGTCAGTTCTGTGATTCTCTCGTACCAGTCGACCTGCTCCGGGAGTGCCTGCGACAACAGGTAGGAAACTCCCGACACGGCCGACGAACTTCCGGTCATCCTCCCCGAATTCGAGGAACATGCGAGTAGTAACCGATCGTGTCTGGGCAACATCCTCGAGATCAAGAGGATCTCCGGAGAATATGGTCTTGAACACGAGCGGCTCCTGGAACTGCTTGCCAGTGGCGTGCCATCCGTCCTTGTCGTGGGCGATGTACACAGCATCATTGGCGAGCAGCATCCGATCGTAAGTGGCCTCGTGCTCGAATATGTAGCCGTAGCGACGGCCGAACTCGAAGACCTCCGATATGATGCGATCGTCGGCGTTCGGGATCTTGATCGAGTCCGTCTTGATGTGGGCAACCGTGTATCCTTTCTCCTGCACGAAATGCTTCAGGTCCACCATGAACAGGGCGCCGCGCTTGGCGACGATGTTGTCCACGTTCCTGGGGTCCCTGAGCGGGTTGTCGAACTTTGCGGCGGTGAGGCCGTACGTCGAATTCAGAGCGATCTTCAGCGCATAGGCCAGCGCATCGAGATTCGACTCGTCATCGAGATATGGAGCCAGAGCGCCGTTCAGGATCTCTCTAGCCTCACCGAGCTCCTTGTGCTTGATGAGGATACGAGCCCTCTTGAGCTCGCTGTACCGCTTGGTGTACGGCCCGAACAGCTGGAGGTTCTCGATCGACGTGGGATGCATCGACGCAATATCCAGCAGTGCGACGTTCTCGTGGTAACCGGGCTCGGCGTAGACGTAGCCGCCCTCTCCGACCTCCTCGCCACGATATGTCGACTTGCCGTACTCGTACTTGTATCCGGGGAACATCTCGGACAGGTCCGTGTACCTCAGGTACTGCTGGGTGTTCCTCTGGCCCTGGAATATGATCCTGGTGGTAAGGTTGTTGGTGCTCGAGTTGACCGGGAGACCAGCGATCGATGCGAGGATCTGACGGGCCTCCCAGTCGGCCTCCAGGTGATCCCAGACCTTCTCAGTCGCGATCACGTCGTTGTCGCAATATGCCGCGACCTCCTCCCAGCGGTCCTCCGGCACCGGTTCGTCCCAAGGAAGCCCCAGCTCCTTGTGATGGATGCCCAGCTCGATCTCCCATCTCTTCAGGGACTGCTTCTTGGCGGCGAAGTCGTAGATATCGGTGTACGACAGGTTGTACGCCTCCTTGAAGCCCTCCTTGATGAGGTTGGTGATGATCTTGCGGGACAGGTGGTAGAGCTGCTCGTTCGAGTACCCCAGCATCCGACCGTAGAGGATATGGTTGTCGTACCGACGGTTGTTGAATCCGACGAGCTTCTTCTCCGCAAGATCAGAGATCTCGTTCGGAGTCGGGTTGATCATCCGCTGGATCTCGTCCGAGCCCCGGACCTTCCAGTTCACGAGAAAGAGGTTGGGGAACACCTCGACGTCGAATATGATGGGCGTGTCGTCCGTCGGCTCCTCGAACTCCTCCTCATGATCGTGCTCGGAGGAGAAGTGCATCTCCTGAACGAGCTTGATGCAGTAGTCGGCCTGATGAGTCGACTTCATGGCGAACGTGAGAACCTTCTGACGAATATCGCTTACGTCGTACGGCATACCCGACTCGTAGGCGTCATCCAGGATCTTCTTGATGAAGTCGATGCTGGGCTTGGTTCCGGGATGGATCTCCTTGCGAAGGTTCCGGGATATGAGCTTGCGGATCGACTTCTCGCTCTGCATGACCTCCTGCTTGATCACTGGCTGTTCCTTGACGGGCAGATATCCGACCGCAACCTCGGTAAGGCCCTGGTGGTCGGTGCACTCGGTGAGACGTCGACGCAGGGCCGACTTCCCCGAGTAAACCTTGCACTCGACTCCCGGGGCAACCATCCTGGAAAGCTCGGACGGATCCCCCGGGTATCGATAGTGGATGTGGACTCCACCCCCCGATCGGCTGAGTTCAGCATAGGAGGGAATCCACTTCCGAGCCTCTTCAAGGCATCGAGTGCGGTCTTTGTCGAGGTCGATGTCGATAACGATGTCTCTCTCGGGTACAAGGACATAATGCTCCTTCCTGGTGTCCAGATCCTTGAGAGTGGTGGTGACGTCGTCCCAGCGATATGCCGGAAGACCGTTCTCGTTGGCGTACTGAGCCGGTTGGTCCTTGTAGAGTTCGTCGAGATATGAGTCCCTCTCCCTCATGTCGGTCCAGTCCGGAATCGGGTTCTCCGTTTTCTCCCCCTGGGAAAATTTGGATTCGCGCAGTCCTTTGTACACCTTGCGCCTATAAACCCCATCGATCATGAGACGATCGTGGAATTCCTCGAAGTAGTCCTGGATCTCATCCTTGAACTTGTACATGGGGTACATGTTCCCGTCTGAATAAGCCTGGGAGTACTCCTTGTACATCTCGTAGATTCGCCGAAGAGGCAATCCTTCCTCATCTTTCAACTCGTCTCGATAGAAGTCGAGGAAGTTGAAGATGGGGTTGGTCTTACTCATCATGCCGATGGGCTTGTAGTCGTCGTAGTACGACGGGCCCTTGGATTTGTACAGGTCTATGCAGTGCTTGACGATGGATCCCCGCTCATCCTCGATACGCGACATGATGTCATTGTACCGATGAATATCGAGCTTGCGACCCGAGGGTTCCGCGTCGATGAGACGCCTCGTCAGTCCGCTCTTCGAGTCGGTGATGCGGACCGGCAAGTTGGTCCCCACGAACAGCATGGCCTCGGACTTGAACTCGTAGAGGGATTTTCCCTTCTCGTTCATGACCATCGTCTCGTGCGATATGAGACTGTTCAGCCTGCTGTTATCGGCGATCTTGGCCAGGTTCCCGTCGTGCTGAATAGCTACCCTGGGATTCGACTTGAACGGCTCAAGAGCGAACTGGTCGCTGGCTCGCCCGAGAGCTGCCGCGTCGAAAGATGAAATCTGATCATCCAGCAATCTCGATATGAGATTGAGAACAGTCGACTTGCCCGAGCCGGCTGAGCCGTATAGCACGAAGAACTTCTGGATCCACTTGGAGTCCCCCGTGAATACGGCTCCGATCCCCCACTCGAGCTTCTCCCTCTCGTCCGGATCGTAGAGGGTACTCATGAGCTCCTCGTAGGCCGGACACGGATCATCGCTCAGCGAATACGTGAGCGTCCTAGTAGAATAATCCTCCCTTCGGGGCGTCTGATCGGCGAACAGGATCTTGCTGTCGAGCGGATGATAGGTATCTGACAGCTTGCTCATCCACGACTTGTAGTCCGCATATGTCTTGGAGTCGTAGTCCCCCAGATACCGTGCCCAGACGGAGCCCTCCACTCGTTCGGACGTCTCCTTGAAGTGGCGGGCGATGTCGGCGTCCACGATACGCGTCAGGTCGTACTCGTCAGTACTCCAGAAGTGCGTCTCGGGATTATACACGGCGTAGAAGGACTTCCCACGAATCATGAGGTCCTTGAATCGGAGAACACGCCAGGCCGGCCGTACCTCGGTCGTCCCCGATTTGAGGGCTCGCTCCTTAATCTCGTAGAAATCCATTAGACTCCTTATATGTCGTAGTTCTCCGCCAGATAGAGTTGCATCTGGTACCAGAGCTCAAGACGGTTCTGGTTCTGGAACTCATCCGACTCGTAGAACTCCGGGACGGACTCGAGAGGGAATATGCCTCCGCGCCCGTGGGAATCGTACTGACGGCTCATCCACCTCTGGACGGTCTTGTCGACCTTCCTGTCGAGGGCAGTGCCGCTGTTGTCGAACTGGTAGTCCGTGTAGTTGATTCCGAGGTTCTCGATCATCTCCCAGAAATACGGGTCGAGCCCCTCCTCGTCATCGAGTTCGAAGGCCATGCGATCGGCGAGCCCGAGCAGGACCTCGAGCACGCTAGCAGGACTCTTGCGGAATGCTGGTGAGAGCTTGCCGCCATAGCGGTTCCGCCACTCACGACCATCCATGTCCCGATTGCGGTCCATCATGGCGGAGTAGCGGAACTCGATATGGTGGAGCTTCCACAGGAGGTGATGACTGTCGAATATGCTCGGCAGCTCATCCTCGCTCTCGTCAAGGAACGAGAGCAGGAAGTCGAAGTACTCCTGTTCCATCAGCGGGATCCGGAGTATGAGTCCTCAATGATTTCGAGGCGAATATCGTAAGCGAGATCGAAGTTGCGGATCCACTTGACAACGATCTCGTCCGACTGCGTCTCGAGGTCGACATTGCCGAGCCACTCGCCCACGTTATCGATTGTGACCATGTCTCCGTCGCAGAGGACGCGGTCCTCCGTGAAATACATCAGACCGACTCGATCGAAGTTGAAGGCGCCTTCGTCGTACTCGTCCTCTGTGATCTCACGGATGGACTCGCCCTCGGCGACGGGCTCCCCCTCTTCCTCCGGCTCGTCACCGATCTCCTCGGAAATATCCTCCTCCATGGCGAATCGAAGATACTCGTCGTTGATGATCTGCTCGTACTTCCCCTTCATCTCGTTGTGCTCCTCGACTTCCTCGTCCGAGATCGGTTGGAAGACCTCGACGGAATATGCGACCTTCCGCTCGGGCTCCTTCTCCGTAGTCCACTTCTCGTCCTTGCAGTCCTGAACGGCGAGAAGTCCCGCCGTCAGACCGACGACGAGCGCCGGCAGCAAATGCATTATCGTTCCCTTCTCGTAATCAGTCGTCCGATGAAATAACCCAGCAGGATGAAGAACAGCGCCTTCATCGAATGGCCAGCCTGTCGATCTGGTCCCAGATCACGCCGTCGACGTTGAAGTCGAGGATGAACTTAGTAACCTCGCGTCCGATGACCGGGTCGTAATCCCGATAGTTCAGGACCTCGAAGTTGCCGAACTCGACGATGCCGTCGCCGTCCTCGTTGTCGTAGACCCAGCCGACCACTGCGCCGGCGCTCGTCTGAGGGAGCCCGAGACCCTTGTAGACCTCGTTCAGGAGCAGATACCCACGTGTCCTCAGGATATCGTTGGCGTAGTTCTCCTGAGCGTGGAGGATCATGAGGCTGTAGTCCTCATTGCCCTCCCAGGCTCCCGCATTCTGATCGAACACAACAGCATACGGCGAGACTCCGAGCTCCCGCATGAACTCCTCGGGCTTGAGCTGGAACTCGCGCCCCGTCTCGTCGTAGTACTGCTTCTTGGCCTCGTCGAGGGCCTTCTCGTTGGAGTGGTCGATGATCTTCTCGACCGTCTCCTCGCCGAGGCTCTCCTTCATCTTGTCCTGGTACTTGCGGAAGGACTCCTCAAGACCGGCGTAGGCCATGGACAGGCCCGCGATCCTCTTGGCGGAAATGCGGTGGGCGAGAATCAGGGAAATGGCGGAGGCCGTCCCGATGCTCAGCGGCAGCGCGTAGTGCTTGACGAGACTGCCGGCGAGCTTGGCCCAGGCACGGGCCTTGGCGATCTGAATATCCTTCTTCTCGAACTTCTCCTCGTCCTCGGCCGCCTTGACCGTCGACAGCTCGTTCAGGTCCTCCCAGGTGGCCTCTCCGACGCTGAGCGTCTGCTTGGCCGCCAGAACCGTGGTGGCGGTGAATCCGGCGATGCCCAGGCCCGTCAATATGGCCGGAGCGTGCTTCGAGGCCACGAGAGCGCCCTTGCCGATGAGGCGCGTAACAATGGTGAGACTCATGATGCGAAATACTTCCTCTCGTTGAGCTTGTTGTACACGGCGATGACCTGTCCATCGCTCATTCTGTCGACCTTGGAGACCCACGCCGGGGCGGCTCCGTATGCCGTGCGCAGCTTAGCGCGCATCTGCGCGACTGTCACTCGTCGTCATCCTTCCACAAGTCGTAAATGAATCCTACGGCGACCCAAAGAGCCACTGTCATGAGACTGAGTGCCACGAGCCAGATCTCCTGAGCGATCAGCCCGGCCGTGACCGCGAGCACCACCAATATGGCTCCGACCCCGTACGCTGTAGTTCGGTCCTCACTCTTCATCGAACGTCCTCTGGCTTCGGCAGATCAAGAATATACCCGTTGCGGGCTCGGACGGCCCTGGCTCCACGCAGGTCCCTCCAACCCCAGTTCTCGTCTGTATACGTCTGGGAGATCCCGGCCATGCCGTACAGATCCCCGACAGTCGCCACGTCGTACTGATCGCAGATGCTGATCAGATGGTTCAGGACATCCTCCGCCTCGTTACGAGTGGCGAAAATGATGGACTCGAGATTGTGCTCACGGCGGTCCCTCTGAGTGTAGACCCGCTCGGTCGGGGTCTCGCGCCTGCCGTAGGTCCTATTGGAGTACGAGGTGTAAGTCCTGTTGGACTTGGATCGCTGAGGACCGCCATCACCGCCGAAGAGCAGACGGTCGATACCGGAGGTGAAGATATCGCTGACGGCGTTTTTGATGCTCGGCAGGGCGATATCCCACAGCAGGTAGTTCCCCACCTCCTTGATGTCCTCGGCGAAGAAGGCGCTCAGAGCCTGGCGTCCGAGCGATCCCTTGTCGATCCTGGCGGGCGTGGATACGATGCGCTCGGGCCTGGGCTTGGACTTGCGGGCATTGGCCGGCAGGTCGCCTCGGATCGGGATGTTGTCCGTCATGTTCGTCCTTTCTTAAGAATAGGAGGCCCCGAGTCTCCCCGGGGCCTCCTCAGGATATGGATGTCAGGCCTCGATCGTCTTGAAGACGTCGGGACGCTCCTTCTTCGCCTGCTCAATCAGGGCCTTGGGCATGACGCCGTTGAAGAACTTGATACTCTTCTCCTCGTCCTCCAGCAAGCTCAGGACGAACTCGTCGTAGAAGATGCTGTCCTTGAAGTTGGCGAGAATCTCGGGTGACTTCCGGAATCGCTTGCCGTCCGACGACCTCTCGCCGTAGGCCTTGTCGACCATGGTGCGGAAGAAATCGAACAGCTTGAACTTGTCCGCCATGGTCCAGTCCTCGGGCTTGCGGGACATGAACGCCTGAAGCGTGTCCGTGAAACCGCCAGGCTCCGACTGCTGGAGCTCGATGAGATCCACCTTGTTCATGTGGAACCAGAGGGTCTCGGTGACCATGTCCCCGTCGAAGGTCTCGGCGCTGACGTTCATCTTGATCATGAATATGCCTCCTCAGGCGATCGAGTTGAGAGTGATGCCGGCGAGCGACTTCGTCGTCTTGACGATATGGTCCCACGAGGTCTTCTCGTCGAACTGCTCGCTCTTCTTGATCGTGCGCTTGACAGTCTTGCCGTTCTCAGTGAGGGTGACCACGACGGCTGTCTGAAGCTCCATGTTCGTTCCTTTCGAAAAAATGAGAAACCCAGGACCCGTGTTAGGGGTCCTGGGGTGAGTAGTATCAGTCGTCGGTGTCTTCGACGAGCTCAGCGTCAACCACGTCGTCCGAAGACGTCGAAGCGGTCTCCTCGGTGTCATCGTCGCTGGAGGCAAGGGCCTTCACCAGGCAGAGAGCTGCGAAGCCGGCTGCGGCGGGCAGGGCGTAGCGAGCACTCTTCTTGGCGATACGGCCGAGCTTGCTCCAGTTGACGGTGACGACGGGGGAGTCGTCCTCAACGGGCTCGGTGGACGGAGTCGTGGCGGAAACGGCGGTCTCGGTCATTAGAGTATCCTTTCGAGTTGATGGGGTCTCATTATAGGGCGTGCGAATCTTGCGAAAGCATATGGCCCGTGTTACGGGGCCATACGGGTCTAGTTGTTCGAGTCGGTCTTGATGGAGTCGATGGTCTCGGCGAAGTTCTCGGCGTACTGTTGTCCGGCTTTGTCACCGACATATGAGCCGAGGACACCGCTGCCGAGGCTGTAGACGACGGTCAATGCCACTCCGGCTGGAGGGCAGAGAGCGCTGACTACGGCACCGGCGGTGATGCTGGCGGTTGTCGAGGCGACAAAATTGACGACCTTGTATCCGGTGGACTCTTTGAAACTCATGGTCGTTCCTTTCTAGAGGGGTCTCATTATGAGCCATGCTCATCTCACGAGAGCTTGTACCACCGCTCGGTAGGCTCGATCACGAAATCGAGGACGATGCAGGCTCGACCCTCCTCGGTGACCCGGGATCCGTAATGCACCTCGATCTGCCTCTGCTCATTCCATCCGAGCTGGTCGCCCAGGGAAATACCCTCGAGGCCGATACCGGCGTAGAACTCATTGAGGCTGACACACATCTCCCGAAGCAGGGTGTAGTTCAGCTCGTTGACGACCCGATCGATCTTGTTGACGGTCGACTTGAAATACCGTCCGCTGTAGGCATCGTAGAACAGGCAGTCACCCTCGCCGTAGACGATCGTCTCGCGAGGAGCTGGCTGAGCTTTGGATGCGGCCTTCTCAGCGATCTGTTTCTCCTCAGGACCTAGGCGATCCTGGACCGTCGAACGATAACGATCATACATCTGCCGAGTGCCCTCGTAGGCGAGGAGCAGGGATGACTCGCGCTTGACCGAGATGCTGTGGGCTCCGACGATGCAAGCTCCGGTGGCCAATACAGCGATGGCGGGAGGGGCGTAGATGCGGACGTACAGCTTGATCCGCTGCTCCTTGGTGAGCTGCTTGAACTCGTCGATATCCCACTCGTGCATGATCCTGTCGGCTCGCACGCTCAGAGCCACGGACGCCCCGACTCCGAGAAGGGCGAGACCTGTGAGGATATGGTGCGAGTTGCGCAGAATGAATGTCTGGGCGGTCTTGAGGATTGAGAGATTCATCGGTAGTCCTCCTGCGTATTCTTGACGGCCTCGAGGAATATCGCTTTGGCGATCTCGGGGTCCGTGCCCTTCGGCACCTTGAGTGTCACTCGGACCGTGTTGGTCTCCCGGTCGACGTCGCGGTAGATAACCTGGACATCGGCGTCGTTCATGCGCGTTCCTTTCTCGAGAAACCTAGAACCCGGGTTGGGTTCTAAGTGTGGGTATCAGAGACTGGTGTCGATGTGGATGGGCTTGGAGAAGTCCTGCTTCGAGTTCTTGCTTCGGTTGATGCACCACTTGACGATGGCGTAGATGCCAACGCAGTAGATGATCGACTTGATCAAGCTCTCGACGAGGCGGGAGATCAGCATGATCTTTCCTTTCGGTCTATGGGTCTCATTATATGCCATGCTGATCCTGCGAGAAACCCAGAACCCGTGAGGGCTCTGGGAGTGAGATTCAGTTCTTGGTGGTGTCGGGGTCGAGGATCTTCTTGATCTCGTTCCAGCTCTCTTCGAAGCGCTGCTGAACGCTGAGTGCGTCCTGAGGAAGCGGAGTCGACAAGCTCTCGATGATCTTCCGCTGGCGGCGGACGACCTTCTTTAGCTGCTCGATCTGCTTGCTCTGGGCGTAGACGGCGTAAGCGAACATGACGAAGGAGACGATTCCGAAGATGGTGAAGATGACGGACATGACGGTTCCTTTCTTGAGGGGTCTCATTATAGGCCCTGCGGAATCCGCGTTCCGAATCCCCCACCCGGGAATTTTTCAGAATCAAAAAACCAGAACCCTTGCGGAATCCGCGTTCCGAATCCCCCACCCGGGAATTTTTCAGAATCAAAAAAACCAGAACCCTTGCGGATTCTGGAGTCTGAGATCAGTGCTCGTAGACG